GATGAGACCTAATGCCTCGTCATCAATATCCCTTCTGATATACTTAGCACTAACACTATTATATAAATAGAAAGGTGTGACAATCTTAGTATGACTTCTTTCCGGTGTATTCTCGTCAGCAACTCCATCCAAGGAAATTTCATCTAAAGAAAAGCGTAAAGAGTCAACTCCGTCAATAGAACCTTTTACTCTCTTATCCTTGTCAACAACAGCCCCCCAATAAGAGGTTGGAATGTCCGATTTCTTGGCATATCCTTTGGCTATAAGATAAGATGCCAAAGCTTCTTCATCTATACCTCCACCGCTACTTCCACCACTGGAAATCTGTATTTGTTTTATTTCTTTCCATAAATTCGATACATCACTTACAAGCCCCTTGGAAAAATATAAGGTGTCAACCATTATTCCACCAACAAGGGATGCCGTGTTAGACCCTTCCAACACAGCATCCCTTACTTGTATTGCTCTCTTTAAAATATCTTGATAGTCTGCCATTGCTAAACTCCTATTTTCCTTATAGTACAACCACCAATATTCACCTTGCTTCTTCCTTTCTCTTTGATGAGACCACTAATCTTGCAGAAAGTGACACAATCCTGCAAAAAAGCATTTGCTTTATCTATAGAATTGTTGTAAAGGTCAGAACGATAATTCCTACTGATATGAGTAGAGAAATTGTTATTGGAAGTAACTGTACCAAATCTAGTACTTTCAAAGTCCCCACACATAACATCCTCTGCATACACAAAATAGGAGAGGGCAACACGAATACCATCAAGAAGATGCTTACCTTTGTCAAACTTACATTCGTAATCAGTGCTATCATAGACACCACCGTCAAGGAGAATCTTCAATCTTTCGTCTGTATCCTCTTTTATTTCTTCTGTTTCATCTGAGATAGCATCAAGGAGCATAAGATATAGCTCATCGCCAAGAATGGGTTTTATATGCAATCTTTCTGCCTCCTTAATGAAAGCGTCAAGTTTATTTTTCGCCACCATCTTTCCGATTGGTCTTCCGAGTGACTTGACTTGTTCTGCTGTTACGAGTTGTTTTGCCATTTGTTTGAGTACTAATAAATTTCAATGGTTCTATATCATAATTTCCACTAGGATTCACAGTTTGATTCCAATGCTCGAAAATTTTCTTTAATTCTCGGCTTATAGCTCTACGTTCCTTACTAACATAAGAATTGTAGTACTCATAGGCATCCGTAAGAATATCACTGGAAAAACCGAGTGAGCCGTCAACTATACGATACCATGGTTCCTGCCCGAAAGCAGAATAGATTCGTCTTGTTGCGCTATTCTCCGTAGATTCAAACTTCTTATCGAAGTTTTGTGCTTCGAAGGATTTGAAGACAGGCTCATCCTCATCCTGTTGAACGACAACATCCATAATAGCGCACGCATTCTCATCGCCTTGAAAGATTTCTAGAGTTTGACTAATAGCATTGTCCGCTTCGTCATTTTTGATAGCATTGCCATCATCATCTACACCAATAGTATTTCCTTTCTTGTGAATGAGCATACCTGCAAGCAAGAAATTGTTTCTTACATTTCGATATTTTACGTTATCCAAACCCTCATCAATAGAAAGATTTGTTACCGCTCTGTCGTAGATAGGCTTTGGATAAACAAATTTACCATCCATAGAAAACCACAAGATTTGTCCTCGGTAATTCTCTATTCCTCCACTGGAGACGATTTGAGCCATTACAACACTCTTTCGAGGATTAAAGACAAATACTTTCTTGACGTTCTTTTTATTAACTTGTATTGCTACTCCTTTTCGGGTCTTTCGTCCTGACCAATCGGGATGAACTACAATATTGATGACTTTTCCATCTTCTGTTTCTTCCTCCAATCTACATTGTTGAAATGGAATATGGTTTACTTCCACTATTTCGCACATCATATTATAGTTTACGTGAAGAGCGAATCCGTGGAAGTTTGCCATATCTTGTGCTACGAGTCGATATATGTCATCAACAGTTTCACCTCGTCTATTACAGACAAATTCAGAGAAATTCTTATCTGCTAATCCATCGCCTTCTATGAATGTTTCATAACGGTCGCAGCAAACTCCACCTATTGGGGAGCACTGCAAGAGGTCATACATTTTTTCTGGATAAAGATTATCTTTTCCATAAGCCTGTATGTTGAGGTTGCTCCAATAAGGTACAGCCAATCGCTTCTCTGTCCGTTTAACGTTATTAATATTCATTCCTGCGATATGTTAGTATTACAAGTTATTTACTAGATGGTCTTCCTCTACGTGGCTTGTCCGGATCTACGGACGCATCGTTATTGCTGTTACCATCATCTTCTGTATGAGTAGGAGAATTTCCTTCATTAGTGATACGAGCAACACGCTCTTTCCAATCTGAAGGCATCTTCTCAAACAGCTCTTCATCTTGAGGATACCTTGCGAGCCAACGTTCTGCTACATCATCTGGAATGTTATTCAATGTATAGAAATCAGAGCTACCAAACTCATGGATTAATGCTCCTGCTTTCAAAATATAATTTGGTATTGTCGGCATATTTCCTAATCTTTTAAGTGTAGTTACTACTTCTATGTATGCGTCTCTATAGCAGTCAGAGCAGCCACTCCTGCGGATAGGCTTTCCACATACCTTATTATATAATGTTTCAATAGCACTCCTCTCGGAAGATGTAAAGCCATCATCGTAATGAGGTCGCATCTCTTCAAGGAGTGCCATTGTTTTCTCATATTCTAGCATAAGCTATCGTTTTAACATCAAACCGATGTTCCTGTCAACAATGACTCCAACAAAGCTCTTGTTGCCTTGATACTCTCGTTGAACAAGAAAATACCACTTGATGGCGCATTCTCCTCGACAAGTGTAACAGCCCAACCGCCATCGGTGTCCTCGGAATACTTCTCGTTTGTGATTTCGGAAGCCGTCAAGCCTTGCTCCAAACCATAAATCTCAAAGGTGTTCATCTTATCATCGCCTTGGTATTTGTTCTCCATAATGAAGACGAACTTACCGTTGGCGAGATTGTTGATGATATTCTTAGCAACATCGGGACCTGAATCAAGAACGACAATAGAAGCCGTCTTATTGAACTTGTTGGAATAAGTTCCAGTAGCTAACTCTGACTTCGTACCTGTGAAAGGTGTCTTACCCGGCACGTATGCCGAGTAAGCCTTTTTCCCTTTAAGCAGGGTGAGTGACTTGATGATAAGACTATTTGTCTCGTCTCTTTGCATTGAGTCGAAGTCTATATCATCATAGTTAATGAGATAGCCCTTGTTCTTCAAACCCTGCACTTGTGGATTGTCGCAAGAAGCACCAATGTTCTGTGCCAATTTGTAATCACAAGCATCCATAACTACCTCCTTCCTTAAAGTGCTACCTGAACAAGGTCATCCTCACCGATGAGCGTACCAATGTCACTACCTACGTAGATAGAATTCTTTCGGGTCTCCTTGTTGAAGTTGATGTCAAGCTGACCGAACAAGCCTGTGTCTGATGTTCCTGCAAACAAGTTGTCCTTGCTTGCGAGCACCGCACGATGTGGCAAATTGTACTTAGCGCCATCATCCTCATACTTCTTAATCATTCTATCCCAAATGTCAAGAACAAAGATGGTCTGACCATCATACTCTGATACAGTGATGCCATCCATAAGCTTCTCGGCAGTCAACTGATACTTAGTACGGTTGTAAACATCGGCACGAAGAGCCTTGTACAAAGAGCTAGTCATATAGATTGCGTGCTCCTTGTCGAAGATACGACCATCAGCATCAGTCAACATACGGTCTACGATGTCGATTGCTACACCTTCCTCACGAATCTTGGACTTCTGCAAAGCGTAAGATGCTTCTGAGTTTGCAGCAATCTCTGTCTTCTGAGCAGCGTTTGCGGCAATGATTGCTTCTAGTCTCTTCCAAAGACCATCGCACGCTGTGAACAGCTTGACATTCACTCCGTCCTTGATAATGCCTGAGCTAGTAGTGCTCTTTGCGGCTGTATCGCCGAACCAAGTAAAACGCCAAAACATATCTGTAATAGCCTTCTGTAACAGAGGAATAAGGAACTTATCCCAATAAGGAGTATTCTGAATATCACCACGCATAGTGCCTGGCTTCATACCATACTTTGCAAGAGTATTTGACAATTCCTTGTAGCAGAAAGTCTTTGGAATCTCCCACTCACCGAGCTTCCATTCCTTCTCAACACCCTTGATGCCCACCTTTGTGTATGTTGGGTCACAACCACCACCTGCTTCACCTACATCGTCGATAGAATCGATATAGCCGAGCTTCTTACCATTCTCAACTTCCTTGACAATAGTAATTACGTCTTCGAGATTAGGGTCATTGAATACAGAAGTAAACAACAACTCGTTGAGGTCACGAATCGCTCCATTGTCAACGGTAAACTGATTGAAATCAATTGTCTTTGCCATATAGTTTACTGAAATTTAAATTATTACTACTTTATTAATGCACATTACTTTTTGTGACGCTTCTCTTCCTGCTTCGCCTTCAATTCAGCGAGCATCTGCTGCGTCTTGCTCATTGTGCCTTCCTTGCCGTCACCGTGGGCTTGAAACTGACGGCTGCCGGGATTGAATGTTGACTGCATCTTGCAAACACTGTCAAACCACTCCTTGCCACCAGCTTTGGCTACAGTATCAAGAATGGCTTTCTCTTCGTCGGTCTTCTGAGAGGCTTCAAGAGTAGCCTTGTCCGCCTTCAAGATGTCAATCTCTGCGGTAAGGTCGTTAACCTTTGTGGTGAGGTCAGCATTTGATGTCTTCAAAGCCTCAATCTCGCCGTCAGCCTTTGCCTTGTCTGCGATAGCGGCATCCTTCTCGGCAATCAAAGTTTCGTTGGCAGTCTTGATGTCTGAAATCTGCTTTTCCAAATCTGCCTTGTCAGTCTGAGCCTTAGTTGTAGCATCCTTCAAGGAATCAATCTCCTTTTTGGCGGTATCAAGGTCAGCAGTCAACTGTGCAATCTTTACCTTGTCCTCGGTTTCCTTCTCGATAGACTTGACCACCTCACCTTCGATGACCACCATAGTTCCGTCCTCCAAGGTGTAGCTACCGTCCGGGTAAGCCTTATCCCCAATTTGAGGGTCGCCATCCTCTCGCTCTAATGTGAAGGTCGAGCCGTCAACAGCTGTAATGGTCTGGTCGAGAGGAACCTGAACGTCTTCAATTTTTTCAATACCCGCCAAAGCCAGCAAGCGATTCATAATCTTGCTGCCAATTGTTACATTTTCTTCTTTCTTTGCCATTTTATTTAAAATTTGATGATTAGCGACACTGGCAGTATTCGGCTTCACTGTATCAGAGATAAATCCAAGTTCTTTCGCCTTATCCATGTCAACGAACTTTTCTTCCTTCATCAACTTAGCAAGCTCATCACGCTCTGAGCCTGTCCTTTCCACATAGAGATTAAGAATTTTATTCTCCTGTTCGATAAGAGCAGCTTCCTGCGCACTCAATTTGCTCTTAAGACGAGAAATCTCATCGGCAGTAAGTCTTTCGCAAGTCCAATCGTCCAAACCACAAACGGCAGGGTCGTGGATAAGAAGCGAAGCGTTCTGAAATCCAAATCGTCTCTCCTTAGGAGCGGCAAGCAAGATGATGGTTGCCATAGAAGCACACATGCCTTCGATGGTAGCAGTGATATTCTTGCCCGATGTACGCAGCTTGTCGTAGATAGCCCAACCTTCCATACAATCACCGCCGGGACAATGGAGAAGAAGCTCTATGTCGTTATCTCCTTCATCCATGCTCTCCAAGAATTCGGTGATATCCTTGTAGCAGATACTATCCACATCAAACCAATCGCTCAGAATAACCTTGCTATCCTCGTCTGTAATCTGGTTGTAAATCTTTAACTACTGTATCAGTAGCAGTGATTGTTGCATCACCAACTTGTCTTGTATATTGTTTATTTGCATAAACTGTAGCAGTACCAATAACTTTAACTGTATCGCCAACTTTGAAGCCTTCAAATTTAGTTCTAACATAGATAACGCCTGTTTCATCAGCAACAAATCCGTATCCATCAACGTCTAATGCGATTAATTTACCTTCAATGAAAATCATTGGTTTTTCAGGAGTATCGCAAAGAAGTAAAGCTTCAGCAACACTAATTCTTGCTAATGCAGCAACTTTTACATTGATTTTAACTGTAGCTTTTTCATTACCAGCAGTAATTTCAGCAGTTAATTCAACAACAGTTTCTTGTCCAAATAAGTCTAACATAATTTCAACTTTTTGATTAGCAACATCC